TCGCATCCATCGCCGGCACTTGCGCCGGCTCCTGAGATGCTAGCCACGCCTCCAAGCTTCGACGGGCAACGCTCGTGGTCGAAGATGGGTACGCAGGATGCGTCACTACGGAAACATCGAAAAGGCCAGACACCTCGCGGATCGAGCGTCGCGGCTTGCCGTCTTCGCCTGGTGCCCACTGCTCGCCGCGTGGTTCCACGGTGAACGCAAACGATGAGCCACGCAAATCGGAACGGGCCACGAGCTCGCCGATCGTGCGGCCCAGTTCCGTGTTGGGCAGCACCACCGAATACCGCAGCCCCTTGTCATCGCTGGTGAGCTCGAGCGTCCCGCTCGACGTGCGGCCCAGCAGTTGATTCGGGTCGTGGTTGAACAACGCGACCACGTCGCCTTTGCCACGCTGGCGGTTGAGAACCTTGTCGAAGGCACCAGGCAGGATGGTCTCGCGGAACCCGCCGAGATCCACGCTGAGCGTGTTGTAGCGAACGGCGTAGCCGGTCAGCACGGGCCGCCCGTCGGCACGGGTCTCGACCACGGCACCGCCGTCCTCGGCGAACTCCCAATCGCGGCGCTCAATGTTGCTGGCGTCCATGCTCTCGCTCCTCTCGGATTCGCGGTCCATTTGTTCGATCTTGTCTGCCGACCAACTTCGGCCAGCGTCGCCGCCCCACAGCATCCACGCTACAAAGCCAGGCGTTTCCTCGCCCGGCTTGTTCCACCCAGGCCGGCGGTCGGCCTCGTGTCGAGAAAACCAGGCATTCATCTCGCGGACGTGATCCTCGGTTAGCTCTTCGCGTGCGGCGATGATGTTGGCTCGCCGCACCGTCTCTGGCTTGAGCCCATCGCCGCTCTTGCCTTCGTTGTGCAGCCGTAGGCCGGTGCGGGCCGCCTCGGCCATGCCAGCAGTAGGCTTGAGGTCAACCGCCATCGGCGTCGTCCTCTGGGCCTGCCGGCCCGTCTTCGCCCGTGCCGTCCGCAACCTCGGCCACGTCTTCGGCCATGTCGGCCGGCGTATCCTCAACCTCACCGGGCGAGTCGTTCTCGGGCGACTGCATCGGCCCGAGGTTCTCCTTCTGCCGCACCTCGTCTGGCGTCATCCAACGGTTGCGGATGGCGACCTCATACGCCTGGTAGCGGGTCGTGATGTCGCCGCGCAGCAGACCTTCCACAAGAAACTCGGCGTACAAGTCGCCGTCTTCCGGCAGCACGTCACGCTCAATGGCGCCCTCGATGCGACGCAGCCACGGGGCAATTGTGAACTTCTCGAAGCTCACCATTTCGCTCTGCAGATTGCCCCAGGTCGCCCGGCCCAACTCCTGAATCATGTGGGGCGGCATCCGCCACACGCGGCAGATGGCCAGCAGCGACTGCATCCAAAGCTCGGCCAGCTGGCTCTCCTGGTTGGTCGCTGAGACCGTGTCGGCCTTGAGCCCGTTGCTGAGAATCGCCGTGCGTCCAGCCTTGGCCGGGCCACGATGGGCGCTCTCCCACTGATCCCGCAGCTGCTCGCGGACTTCGCGGGGCAACGCCTGATCGGTGTGCAGGATGATGCCGGGCTGAGCGTTGTTCCGATAGAACGTCGCGGCGTACTGCTCAAGGGCACGGGCCAGCCCGATCGCATCCTTGCCGAGTTCGACCGGCACTTCGCCGTGCACGCCGTCAAACGACAGCCACCGCACGTGCATGATCTGATCGTCTCGGTACGCCTGCTGCCGGCCCGTGCTCGGGTCCGTGTAGACGTAGGACAGCGACTTGTCGCTCTCCTGCACCACCTTCATGCCGCCGGGATGCAGCGGGTGGAGTTCGCTGACGCTGCCACGGTCGCCGGCCACCTTGAACTGGTAGGAATTGCCGTAGAAGCCCAGGTGCAGGCACATCTGTTCGACCCACTCATAGCGGGTCTGCCACTTGTTGGGCCGGCGGGCCAGCACGTTGTAGAGCGGCAGATCCTTGGCCCGCTCGCTGTTGTGGTCATCCAGCCGGCGGTAGAGGTGGAGCGGAAGGCTCGCTACCGTCTCGGCCACCACGCGGGCACAGGCGAAGTACGCCGCCGTTTTCATCGCCGTCTCGGGCGTGATCCTCACGCCACTCTCGCCGGCCATTGCCACGAGGTCATCCCAGCGGGACATGCGGGTATCAAGAAACTTGATTTCGGGCAGTGCTGCCGTCGCTTCCATGCGTCACCAGAAGGAAATCTCGGGCATATCGGCGGGCTTCATGCTCTCGCCCATGTGAACGCCTACGGCCATGATGGTTGCTACCACCGCGTCCACACGTTCCGTGCTCTTAGCCTTGCTCACCTTCAGATTCCCGGCCGGATCGGTCTGCACGGCCGCGTTTCCTAACTGCCAACCTACCAACGGATTCAATCCAAACCGCACCTTTCCATCGACCACAAGAGCCTCCAGGCGGCGCGTCGGCGCTGTCATGGACGCAAAACCCTGCCCGTACAACGTCACCGGCAGGCCTTCGTCGGAGAGCTCGGTGGCCAGCTGCGTCGCGTTCCATCTGTCGATGGCCAACTTGCGGACGCGATGCTTCTGGGCGAACTCCAGAATGTCGGCCTTCACTCGCTTGTAGTCCGTGCTGCGGCCCTCGGTGTACGTGAGCCACCCGTCCCGGTGCCACGCCGTGTACTGCACGCGGTCGTTACGCTCCCGCTCGGCGGCGTTGTGCTCGGGAATCCACGCCATGACATGCACGTCGTAGCCGCCGGCATCATTGGGGGCCACGGCCGCGAAGCATGTGGTGTCGTAGTTGCTGGCCAGGTCGAGCCCACACCAAACCTCCCGGCCCTCGAGCGACTCGGACAGCGGCCCCATGCACGCTGCGATCTGATCCGGCCGCAGCCACCTAACGTCGGAGGTGGTGGGAATGTTGAGCCGGTATCTGAGGAACGAATTGAGTTTCGTCGCGGAGTTCTCAGCCTCGCGGCAGTCGGCGGCAAAAGACTCCTCACTGATCGTCTCGCCTAGCGACGGGTTTGCCTTGTGCCAAATCTTCGGCGACTTCCAGTCGTCCTCCCGGTCGGCCGCGTAGATGCTCCCGAAAAAGGCCGGATCAAACTTGTGATCGGCCATGCACCGCTCGGCATAGTCGTGCTGCTCGTACCAGATGTGCGACTTGTTGGCTTCGCCGGCCGTCGTGATCGACAGCACGAGCGGCTGACGCCGGGCGGCACCGCCATACCGCAGAGCGTCCCACAGCCTGCGGTCGCCACGCTGGGCGTGGAGCTCGTCGAAGAGCAAGCAGTGAATGTTGAGCCCCTCGGCCCGGAATGCGTCAGCACTCAGCACCCGATAGAACGAGTTGCTCGACTTGTGCACGATGGTCTTCCGCGAGTCGAGAACCTCGAGCACCTTCGACAGTGCCGGTGACGAGCGAACCATCGACGCCGCCTCGCGGTAGATGATGCCGGCCTGCTCGCGGTCGCTCGCCGCCCCGTAGATTTCGGCCCCGGCTTCGCCATCTGCGAGCAAGGCGTACAGGCTGATGCCGGCGAGTAAGGTGCTCTTGCCGTTCTTCTTCGGGATCTCGATGTACGCCTGCCGGTACTGCCGCGTGCCATCGGGCTTACACCGCCCAAAGATCTCGCCAAGCACGTACTTCTGCCACGGAAGCAGCAGGAAAGGCTGCCCGGCTGTCTGGCCCTTTGAGTGCTTCAGCACCTTCTCAAAGAACTCATAGACCCGCTTGACCTTGGCTTCGTCCAGGCCAGGCCGATGCTTAGCCGTGGGCGGCGAAGAACTCTTCGAGCTCGTCTTTTTTGACTTCGACTTGCGTGGCAAGCTTTGTCCTCGAGGAAGGCGTCAGCCCGAACTCACTCAACAGGCTAGCCTTCATGGCAACCAGAGAGCGGTAGAGCGGCCCGGCCGGGTTGGGCTTCACGCCACCCAGGTCTGTGTGCATCACGGCACCGCCCGCCCGCAGCTGCAGCAGGCACGACTGCTCGGCCGAGTGCACCTCGCACAGCGTGGCCAGGGCTTCGCCGTCGCCCGTGGTCAGCACGCCCATCCGCGACAGGATGCCGGCGAGCTCGTGCCACTTGGCCACGGCGACTTCATCAACGGCGAGGCGATCGGGCATCGGAGGCACTCCGATTGGTGCCGATGGCTCACGCTTTCGCGGCCCCTTCGCGGTGCCTTCAAGAATCCGAAGGGCCGTCGGCTTCGGCCTGCGTCCTGCTTTTGCCACGATTACTCCTCGGGCGATTGTTAGGAACCACACGAAACTGCACGTTGCGTACCGCTCGACCCCCCCCTACTTTGCCGGCGAAATGTTCAAAAAACCCGAGGGATTTCGATGCCGCGCGGGGGTGCT